ATCGGTAGATCAATCGGATTACTATTAAACCTAGGCATTAATTTATTCTCCCAACAGCACCCTCACCAATTACGTTATCAGTTCCTGATTCGTTAGATAGAAATATCTCGACGTAATCCCCATTTTGAAAATTATGCTGCCAGATTAGGGTTACGGATGCTGCTTTTGTGTTTGATGCCGTTCCTACTTTTTTAGTCTCAAGTAACTGAGTACCATTAATTGCTACATAAGCCCCAAGCTGCTTATCTCCACCAGTCGCCGACAAAAGCGTTACAGTCATATCTATTGGGAGCCTGGCCGTGCGCTCTCCTATATATGTCATTCGACCAGTCGAATCGACGGTAAAGCCTGAGGCTCCATTATCTACCCAAGTACCGGCCATCTTTACAGGGACTCCCGCGCTGGATATAACGGTTTCAGCCGCATTCCCCTGGATTGATATCAGCGCATCGACTCTAGTATCCGGTATTTTGTCGTTTTCAAAAAATACCCACCGCGCATCACTAACATCAACGCCATCCAAATAAACCCCATCATTGCCGAACCTGCACTGATTTACAGACCCTATCGAACCGGGATTTAAATTACCTGAGCTCGATAATCCACTTAAGAATGTAGCACCAACACCCATGTCTAAAATAATAGTATTAAGATAAAGCGCATTATACGTTGCAGCATCTAAATCAATAAACGTACCCACATCAATACTAGAGGATGCTGTATCATAAAGAAGAACAGAAAAGTTACCTACCGTCAGCAATCCATTAGTGGCCGAGCTTCCCGATACGTTAGTAAAACGCAAAGCGCCGCCGTCAGGGAATGAGCCGCCCGTAATCGTTCCGAACACGTCGCAATCATATGACACATCCACCATTCTAAATATGGCACCGGAAGGTGCTGTTATATCAAGAATTGCCCCATTTACGCATGAAAGCGTAACAAGCTTAATCCTATTCGTTCCTACTGCGCTTGTTAGCATTACACCAGTGCCTGAATAGGTCAGCGTGATGTTTACACTATCAGACCCGCGCAATGTGGTTTTATCACTAAAAACGAGTCGATTAGAAGCCAAATCGACATCATTTAGGAGGAAGTACTCTGTATCTGCGTTTAGCGTTATGACACTATCTACCGGAGTAGGAAGGTCTGACAATTGGTTAACCAATACAGTTTTTGTTGAAACAGCCGCTTCGGTAGCTGTAATTGTGATCTCACCGTCCGTACCACCAATAGCTATGCCATCACCGGGAATAAGGCTTCTATAATTTAAAATTTCGGCAGTAGCGTCGTCTACAAGCTTAACGCCTGAGTCATCAAATGTTACGGCGCTAGATAACTGAATACCCCCTTCAACCGATAGTGAAGCGTTAACACCAGGGCCACTCTCTATGTTGCGTATCTGGTTTACAGTGCCTGCTTTATTAAGAATCGGAATGCCCAGCGGGTCGCCAGCCTGCTCTAGCGTACCTGTAACACCAAGAGCACTATAAAAATCAGTGTCTAAAACTTTGTAATTCTGCCCATTATATATAAAAGAAAAATAAGAGCCTGAAGGAATAGCAGTCTGTTGGTTAAATTGCGATATTTTGCGATCAGCCATTTATGTATTCTCCGCCGTGTTTTCTTCTAAGCCTATAGACCCGGTTGTTTCTGAAAGAATAGTGCTTTGGTCATCAGGATAGAAGTGCGAGACATTCCAACAGTCTCCCTCATTGCCTGAGCCAATAGGCAGCGTATCGCCATAAGAAGATGGCCCTATATTAATAGTGATTAAGCGCATAGTCTCTAACCCTTCTTTTGCCATCATCGCTAAAGCTGGAGTAACTTGCGCATCATATTGAGGAGCCAAGGCGACAGCTAAGTTATAAATCAGCCCATCCATTGCGGCGGCTGGGATAGTAATAACATCAGACAGGTTTGAGACCACCGTATAACCGAGACCAATTCCATCAGCGTCTAGTCGCGCCATCATGCGGTTCATAAACCTGATAGCCGTCTGCGCTTCATCCGCTTCTATTGATGCCTCGGAGGCCTGCACAAGTATCTGCTGTAAAGCATCAACAATGACATTACTCGCTGTTTCGGTCATCGTTTTTCACCGGCTTAGCTTTAGGTTTTCTGGATGACTTGCGTTTAAATCCTAGATTTTCGCAATACTTAATAGTTGCTGGCAGGTCATTTGTGACAAGATCGACTTTACTGGGTCGAATCCAAGTGATTTTATTCATATGTCTAGCCTCAATACATAATGCAATTATTTTAGCACTTGACGCTATATAAGACCAATTGTTAGTAGACAGGCATAAAAAAGGGGCTTAGCGGCCCCTTTTTTTGATTCACGATAATTAAGATCCGAAGCCTTGGCCAGCAAAGAACGGATTCATTACACCGTAGGCTGGTCGGAAATCGAAGCGAACCTTTTGTTGGTTTTCAAGAAAGCCAACACCCTTGGATACACGAATCTGCAAACCGTCTTCAGTGGTTGCAATCGTATCTGTTGAATGAAGCTTTTTAATTGGTACGGAACCAATCGCGAAAGCTTCCTTGTGCCAAAACATATTAGGCTGAATGACGGTGCTAGCGCTGCCGCCAAGCGTCACCACATCACCAGATACTGGAGCAGAATCTACAGTATTGTATGCGCCTGCTGCCTCATAGATTGCCGGACCAGTAACAATTAGCGTTCCGGCACCAGAGCCGTCTAGCGTCACCTCTTCCGTTACAGTTCCTGAAAACAATATTTGTGCACCAGTTTCATCAACGATAACCTTGCGTGTTGAAAGATTTAAGCGATTACGCCCTGTAATAGTAATGGTTTCACCTGCCGCAACAACCAGGTTAGCTTGTAGCCCTGTGACAGCTAGTTGCTGAGTCATAGTGTCTTTAGCGTTAACATAGGTCACAACAGGGTTAGCAGCTAACGTTCCTTCTCGGTCAGCTCCCGCGCCGGTAGTGTAGCTCGCTAGAGTATTTGCTGTCATAACTTTCATACCAGCAAAATTCTCTGTGATTGTTGCCCGCTGGTTGGCGGTCATTGCTCCGGTTTCACCACCCAAAGACCTTTGATCAGATGCCAGCTTGCGCTGTGTGAATGGGTTCATCGCATAGCACCACTGGTTGTCCATTGGTACTCCTGTCGCCTGCATGATTGCACCAGCCTCTGCGACATGATCCCAAGTTGTAACGCCAGTACCTACATTGCCCGCAAGGAGGCCGGTATTCTTCATCATGAAGTCAGCAAAATCCAACTCCATGTCAGTTACAATGCGAGTAGCCATCGGTGCTAAAAGCTGGTCAAGCTGATCCATCTTAAGCGCTTCATCTGCTTCATTGTAATCAACAAAGACTGTAAAGTAATCCTGAACCGTACCCGTTGCCTTACCTGTAATAATGTCAGATTTGGTTTCGCCTGACACATCACCTGTTGCTGTACGCTTAGACACGTAATCAGTAGGGCGTTTAAAGTCGTAATTTTCGCCTGTTGAAGGATCGAAGCGACCTTCTAGTAGTTGAGTATTAACATTCTTAGACATCACTCGATTAGTTTCAAACTTGTCTAAAAACACCTTCGCGAGCTCTCGCGTAAAGTTGCTGTCGAAATTATTAGCCATGAGTAGCCACCGTATTATTCAAATTTAGCCCCTTTAATAGAGGCGGGAACTGTTTCACCTGGACCTAGGCCGCTTAAGCCTTTAACTGGATCCGGCGCTTTGCTTGGTTTTGGTTTCAGCGCTTCAGCTTTAGGCCTCACAACGCTATTAATTGTTACGGCAGCCATCATTGGCGACATCTCCAGAAGCTCGGAAAGCTCTGCTGGATTTGCTGCTAAGTGCTGGGTGATTAATGGACCATCCTTATCTTGAAGAATAAACATCGCCAAGTCAGAGTTAATCCCATAATCAACCAATACTTGACCGGCCTTATTTACCTCGTTTGAGTCAAGGCCGATCTCTACCGATCGCTTTTCATAACTATTAATATGCTTTTGCGTTTCCGCTTGTTGCGCCTCTAGAGCTTTCTGCTGCCGTTCTTTTTCCGCCTCAGCTTTAGACGCTTCAATCGCATCATGCTTAGCTTTAGCTAACAACGCATCATCACGCTCTTTCACCTTTGCCTCATAATCATCATCATAAGGATCAGGGATAGGAGGAACCACAGGT